CTGATGTTAGGGTTGTCGTTTGCGTTTACATCTGATTGGTAAAAGTGTTCAAACAAACGGTTATTATGCGGTGATGCAGGAATAGTAAACGACTGAGTAAAGTCAGTGTAAACCTTTGCAAGGTCTTGTACGTTTTGTATCGAGCTATTAATATGTATCTCTTCATCGTTGAATAATTCTAACTTTTCATAGTTGTTTGAATCCGCGATCACTTCAATATATACGTCTACTTTTCTCATCTATACAATGCTATTAATTAAATCATAAGCGAACTCAAACTCCAAACTATAATTGATTTGCTTCGTGTTAATCGACTTGTTTAGTTCAATCGACTTTGTTTTAAGGATAGCGGGCTTTTCATCTACTAACACTTTTTCACTAAGCATCAATTGTTTTAAATTATCTTTAAAATCTTCCTCTACCCATCCACTATTAACCTTAATACTTTGCATTCCGTTTTGATTATACGTCGTACGTTGACCACCTGTCAAACTATAATCATACGGCTGCATTAAGTTGTAATCCTTATTTGTCACCTCGATATTATCCATTGATGCTTTAAAGAAAAATTCACGTTGAAACGATCCATGTTTATTTATAAAGTCAACTTTAACAGGTGTATATAAACATTCCTCAACAGGTTTGAATGTCCATGATGCTTGAACTACATTTGAACTGTTTAACAACTCAACTTTGTACTCTTTTGTAAACTCAGAATTATAGCAGCGTGGCACGTAATAAAATCCAGTACCTAAAGACGCACTTAAATAAACAATACTATCGGTAACATTTGTCCATCTTATCTGGTCTGTTGCCGTTGCGTAAAGCATAATAAACCCAGCATTCGAGCCACTATGATAGTAGTAATTCTTTTGGTCTAACAAGTAATTCCCACCGTTATAGTTCACACCATTTGCAAACTCACTATAACCATCCGTTGCAATGTAGTCGGTTGTATCAATCAATGACTCAGTTGCTCCTACGGTCTTATATCTTTTTACCCTTACATTTAGTTTATCTATACACGTGTAACTAACAGCAGCCGTCAAACTTGTAACGTTACTATAAGCCGTATGGTCAAAAAATTCACGTATGTATGGTGAAATATCATAATAAGTTGTCGGTGCATTCGATGCAGGGATTGCCTTACTAAGTGTATAATTTAAAGTTGGTGTAGCACCTAAAGAACCGAAGCTTATAAACAATTCTATTCGTGTACTAACTTGACTTGCCTCATTAATGCTAATAATATACGGTGAACGTGCTCTAATCATTTCGGTTGTTTAATTGAATAGTTAAAAATCTTTTCTAAATCTATTTTCAAGTCGTTGACTAATTCTTGCGGTAAACGTTTATAAGCCGCCTCAAAAGGCTTGGTGAAAAACAAAGTAGGTCTTAACCCTTTAGCATATATTGAACGTGTTATTATCCATGCTGTTGCATCGTACGATAAAAATTTACCTGTTGACTTCTTTGTTTCGGGGTCACGTTGTCTGAATTGAAATTTGCGAGCCTTAACCCATCGTTGTATACCTTCCGTTAATCCTCCCTTTGCTCCTGTTCCGCTCCCAAATTTATATGGTGACTTTGGTGCGCGTGAATTAGAACGTTTACCTCTAACACCTTTGTCTTGATAAAATCCATACTCTTCCATCTCAAAGCTGAGTGAGTACCCCTTAGCATATACCTTCGCTTGACCTTTTAAAGAGTTGTATAACTTCCGTGTGTTGTTATGCGACCCAAAAGGCGCGCGTCCCTTTGTTAAATTAGTTCGAGCTTGTTTAATTACGGAAGCTTTGAACTTATCCAATGCATCCTGTAACCCTGATTCCCTTAAATCTGCTAACATATAGTCATCTCATTTGGCGCTAACACATCAAAGGTCATAGTCCAACCCGCAACCGCATCTGTAAAACGGTCAACAAAAGGTTCACAACTTGCCGTGTCGTCCAATACCTCGTAACCTAAATCACTAATATCCCCACGTCGAACTCTCTCAAATATCCTATTAAGTATACTTAACGTCGTGTTTAAAACGTCATCTTCATTGTCATTACCCTTGAATATATCCGTTACGTCTTCTTTACTAATATCAACTATACTCATCATAACCAAAGATATGTTATAAACCGTTGTATTTCCTCTGAACGCTACATCGTTAAAGATTATGTGGCACAATGGGTACATGTCCTGTTTAGCGTTTGTAATCTTATCCAAACTTCCCTTAGTAACTCTATTCACTAAAGGGTCTGCAAGTATACTATCGTGTAATAAAGTTGATAAATTATAGTAGTTTTTCATGGGACTTCTTTAATTGATTAACTTCAATTCTACTTTTTTGTTGTTCGAAGGTTAAGAAAGTTAGGCACTGATGAAGTCCCAACGCTGTAACTTCGTCAAATCTTCTAAGGTCTCCTTGAGCGACGTGATAGATTGAGCTATACCATCCCCATTGCTTTGAGAATTGAACATTTTCTGAATACGGGTTTTGTTCTTCATCTGCTCCAAAGAGGACAGCGTACTGCTTATTAACGCGATTCCTAAAGTCCAAAAAAAAACCGATGCAGGTAGTACAACATCCAACGGTGCGTATCTTAACACCTCTGCGTAACTTAAATCCCCCTTGTAAGGTTCTATTTCATATTTGCCCTTAACGTCTTTTACAATCGGTCTATACATTACGGCCAACGCTTTGTGGATGTTTTGAAAATCTCCGATGTTAGCTTCAATGTCGATGTACTCACCCCAACTTATTTCTTCAAGATCGGGAATGAATCCAAACTCCACACCATTCAATTTGAATCTATGTTTGAAGGCTGTCTTTTCGTTGAATATCTTATTGAAGTGTTGCACCAACTCGATAACCGTTGACGCTTTCATCTTAACAACTTCTTTAAGTTCTAAACCACAAAAGATTTCAATCATCTTCTGAAACACAAACTCTTTGTCGTCCGAATTGTTAAGTGTTATCATGTACTTTTGATACCTATCTAAACTAATCTCTGATAGGTTGGAAGGTATTTCAATTTCAATCTTCATTTCTTAAATTTAAGTTCGTAATAATTATCCGCAGTAAACCAATAATCATAATCACTATCAAACGCTTCAGTTATCTGTTGCTTTTCCATTTCTTTGGCTTGCTTAAACATATCAAAATCGTCTTGATTAAATATATATGTTTTCTGCATTTCTTCCATTAACCATTCTACTGCTGTCATTTTACTTTCAATCTTCATAAATATTTTCTATTGTAACATTGTAACCTAACTTTTCAAGAATGCCTTCAACGATTGTTTCAGTGTCTGTATTACCAAAATCAAGTTCTTCACCATTTACGGATGTTTTTATAAAATCCCCTTGGCAACAACCATCTCCACAATAGGTGCCGTAATGTTTAAATGTTATTTCTACTCTCATCGTTTTGTTGGTCTTAACAATTCGTTATCTTACTTGCATTACTTTCGATTTAACACCTTTCCAATATTTCAAAGTCGCTTCAGCTTTCGCAACCTCGTTGTCGATTGACTCAACGCATTGGAATTTCCAATTGTCTCCGTGTTCATTCTTGTAAGCATCGGCAACCTTAACCGCACTTTCATTAATCATTTGTCTTAGTGATTTACCTGATTCCATATTTTCCTTTATTTGGGTTAGCTAATTGATAACTAACTGCATAGCGTAAAGCATCTAAACCATGATTGAACTTATCAATCGGGGTCTCAGACTTCTTTTCAAGCCAGCAATAGTTGTTTAATTCTTTTATCAAATCTACGGAATTTTCGTCAATAATAAGATCATAATCCTGTAATAAACTTATACCATATTTCACTGAGTCAGCTCCTTTGATTGTTGGTACAATGTTTAAACCTTGCGCCTTTAATTCATTTATCAAACGTGGTTCTGCGTTATCTGCTACAATTAAGTCACGTCCCGCAAATTGTCTGTTAAGTTGCGCTAATTGTGATGTAGTCAATCCTGTTTGGTAAATATGTAATCTAACATAGATTATTTTGTTAGTCTTATCAATCGAGGTTTCAACTAATGTAGATGGGTCTGTACTAAAACCGTAATCCTGTCCGAACACCGAACCATTATCTTTGTTGTATGCTCCTATTCTCCAATTGGTAAAGATAACACCTTCAGCTTTATCTAACCATCCACCAAGTATAGTATGTTTATACTTGTCGGGTCTACGTTCTTTTATCGTTTTAATCTGATTTAAGAAACTTTCAGATAAGTTTGATATATTGTCCTTATACGTTGTGTGAATATACGTAGTATCTCCTTTAATTGTGTTTACTCCTGCCTCTACTCCTTTACTCTCAAAAAACTTTTGATAAATGAAATGTGTTTTCATTGCAGGATTCAGTACTAATATAACTCTGTTTTGAGTTTCTTTAGAACGAATTGAAAAGTCTATCTTATCAAAAATATCTTCATCAACTAACTCCTCTGCCTCATCTAACACGAAACAAGTTACACCACTTAAAGATTTTAAATTTGCTGTTTGTTGTCCTGAACTTGTTTTTATTCCCTTAAATAATATTTTGCTACCTGTTCTTTTATTTATTATTTCATCTTTTGTAATGTGGAAATCCTCAAACTTATCAAGTATTTCAATCTTCTCTATGAATTCAGGTATGATAGAAACATGAGCAGAAGTAAGAGTATATCGAGTAAATAATACTGTTTGTCCTTGTTCATATGTAAGCAATAATAAAAACGCATTTATACTAAAACTTTTTCCACTTCCCCTGCCCCCCGTGGCTATAAAGTATCGAGTATCATTAGTGAATAAAGGTAAATATTTAGGACTTAACTTAAACATATTCAAACCGCCAATCTTTTAACTTTCTAAATCTTGTTGTTACTTTGTTTAGTCTGTTTGAAATCAACTCCCTATCTACTTTAAAATATTTAGACGTTTCAGATAAATTTAACAATAACTCTTCATTAGTTACAATGTTAAAACTTTTTATCTTAATTGATTTATGGTTATCAAAACCATTCATTTTGAATTTAGGTTTGATTCCTTTTCTCTTCATAGTTTCGCTCGTTTGCTTTCTAACAGAGTCAGGAATCTCTTTACCTAAATTGCCTTGTCTTATCCTCTCAATAGACTCAGCAGAATAAACTTTAATACTATCTTTTGTATCTGTTAAAAGGCAGTTCAAACCACCATTTAAAACATCATAAAAATCTTGATAATATCTTTCTCTTTCATTTAACAATTCAACACAACACTCTTCTATTACTTCAAAAATATGATTGTCAATACCATGTTTTTTAAATGAATTATGAAGCATTACTTGTCCTTTTGTTTGGCTTATGCTTTTATAGTTTTTAAATCTCCTTTCAATATTAGTAGATTGACCTATATAAACTTTATTTGTCGGACTTGTTATTTTGTAGATACCTATCATTTATCAAAGGTAACAATATCTTTTATACTAAAGTCAACTCCAGTAATATTTATATCGTTCTCTACTCTTTCTTTTGGTTTACCATATGAGTATTCAATGATAATCTTTGATGCACTAATTTTATCAGCATCTTTTGACTTATCACTAACCACTATATTAGCAAGGCATTGAATAGCATCTAATGAATAAGGCATCATTAAATCTCTGATTCTATTCTCTTCGTCTTTTGGTTTACGTCCAGCTCCTGGTCTTGCTCCTCCTGTTCCAGCCATTGATTTTGTATTGTTTATTCAATTACCCTAAAAACGCTCCCTTATCTTCATAAGCGTTGTATACTTGTTTCATTTTACGAAGCATATCATTCAAACAAGAAGCACATGAAGTTGGTTGCTCATTGGTTTTAAATACTCTGTTATAAACCTTTAAGAATTGCAATTGTTCTGAAGGTCTAACCCTTACAGTCATTTTAGGAAGTAAGTTAGTTAGATGTTCGTGTTCTACTTCTGTTAAGCATTCAGGTGTCTTGTAAGGAAACATTTTGTTAAGTTTCTCCTGACGTTCTTTACAACCACAATCCTCTCCTGCAATAAAATGAACTACTTTATCAATTCCTGTTGCCTCGGTGAATTTAGCTACTGTATCGCCAAATCCTTTTGATACTCTTTTTGCCATATTTTAAGTTTTCTTTTACATTTTTTTATCGTGTGAAAAATCGAAGTCAAAGATATCTTTGTTTCCTTTTCAAGTTCACGCATTGATTTTCCGCTTCGCAAATATAATAAAAATAATTGTTGGTCAAACCATTCCCATGTTTTTATTTGTTCTTCGACACTTTGATAGTATAACTCTATCTCATATGTTTTGTTGTTTTCGTCTTCTGATAGGTCAACCATGAGGTCAATGTCAACCATTGATATTTCTCGCTTGCAATAGTCAAAAAAGATGTTACGCAGCATAATCCAAATGAATGACTTGGTGATCACCTGCCCTTTGCCGTATTTATGGAAACGAATGTACATGTCTTGAACGATGTCTTCAGCTTCGGTCTTTGCTCCGAACCGTTTAACTATTCTCACCCATTCGTCGTGGTGCTGTGCTATTTCTGTTAGATTCATGGTGTTAAAGATAACGAAAAAACCCCTACACCAATTGATGTAAGGGTTTAAAAAAACGAAATATTGGAGTGTTACGACCGTGTCGTGATACGCTAAGTTTTAGGCACTTAGATTTATGGTA